CTTTGAGGACAATATTTTCGCTGATTTGAATCGAAGTTTGAAATTGTTTTGCTTGAAAATACGCCAAAACCACCTAATAACGGCACTTTCACTCAATTTTTCAGCAATCTTCTTTTCTTGAATTAGACGCAACCCTATGTTTATTATAGAAGAAGAGGGTTTTCGGACCGACACTAAGGTAGGATAGAGGCGAAGCTGCTGGTTAATTGTTGCTGTTGCGTTTCTGAGAGTGATTCGGGGTTTCTTAGAAAAATGTATTGGTGGCCTTTAAGCGCATCGTGTTCCTTGCGTTCAGTTTTGCGCACTGCATCCATTGCTTGATTGAGCAGCTTGACGATATGGAAACGATCAAAGGTAATCTGTGCGTCAGGGAAAGTAGCTTTGACGCCGGCAATGAAAGCGGGAGATAAATCCACGCTGACCTGCTGAATTTGCTCTGCCTGAGCCCCTTTTGCTTGCAAATGCCTGCCAATGGCTTGAACGGCTTGTCTGCCTTTTCTTTCATTCACATAAACCACACGTTCACTTTCCCTATCAACTCCCACCGTGATATAGTTGCGCCCTTTGCGCGTGGAAGTTTTATCAACACCCAGCTGGCTAACAGCAGCAGGATTGTCTGCATGCAGCGCTTTGCCTACCCAATGGTTGAATATCGGCCAGATGCGTTGTGGATCGACTTGCATTAGCTCAGCAACACGATCAACCGGCATTTTTCGTTCAATCATCGCCAAAGCCAGGGCTTCAAACAGCAAGATAAAACCACTCTGTTGGTGCATGCCCACGGTACCGCTACATTAATTACCTTACCTGCCGAAGTCTTGATGCGGAGAACGGCACAGTGCAGATAAGAAGTATGCTCAAAGAAGTTAAGGTGCTGCCATGTCCGCTCCACTGTGTCATAAACACCACAAAGATTTCCTGCCTCATCTGCAAATCGTGCCCCTGCTGCAAAACCAGTCTGCAGGTGTCATTCTTTTCGCTTTGATTCAGCATGAACAAATTTTACTTCTTTAACTTCCCAAAGAGACTGAAGGCCTAAAGCCAGACTAAACAGAGTTTCACTATTCATTATCGAATAATGCCATACCCACTAAAATTCATATAGAGCCAAATAAATATTATTGAAATAACCTTCAGTTTCACTGCGCTTGTAAGCTAAGCATATAAATTAATTTCCTTCTTCATCCTCAATATTACATCATGCACCATTATTCATTGATTCTGTCATTTGGCTGATATGTGTAAATTCTGATCTCTTCATAGTTAGACTTATTAAAGCCACCATTCTAATCTTATGAGAGCACAGATAGCGAATTCCTCTCTGCGTTATTGCATCTCACCAATAAGCAGCACGTAGCCAATGGAATGGCTGCTTAAAGCGTTGAAACATCAAACCAGCGAAGCACAATCTTCTCTTGTTTGAGTTTTGCCTCAAGCTTGCGGTTAAAATCACGCCACCAATTATGATCAAACTCGGCGACCATCACTTCATAAATAATAATTTGGTCTTTCTGGACATACCCCTCATCTTCCCAGACGCCTTCCGCTGGCGATTGCGAAAATGCGGTAACACCGCTAAATTTCTCGGTCAGTTCTTCCTTGATATCTTTAAAGAATTTTTTCGGAAATTTCTTTCCCAAATTATCGTTTAACGGAAGTAGGAGCTGAACAAGCTTCATGATACTTTTCTTGTTTCGTTTTTAGCTCTCATTCTTTCTCGAATACGGACGCCATTGGTAATTTCTGCCACAAGTACCTCTAGCACCTCTATTCTACAGATGGTTAATTCAATTGTCGTTCCGTGTCCAAACCCACTGGAAGCGCCGACCATAACAATGGTTTTTTCAGCCGCGTCTTTTTTTATCATATTAATTTAACTTTCAGAGATGCCCTGGGTTTGGAAACTGCTTTTTTAGCCTTCGGCGCAGTTATAACCGGCTTTAATTGGGCGCTTTTGTAAGCTTGGTGGTTTTGCCAAGTCCTGCCTTCCGAATCTCGTCCATAGTACGGCCTGTTACGATACTGGTATTCTCGCGTTTGAGGAAGTCAGCGTTTTTGGTTTTATTTAGCGCAAAGTCGTCTTTGCTTTTAATGAGAAGCCAGTTCTCGCGTTTATCCGGCGTGCGCATTCGGATCAAATGCCACTGCCCCTTCATGCGGCTACCTTCAATTGTAAAAGTGATACGGCCCTCTCTCTCCATCTTGTCTGGATCGTCTTCTGGCATCCAGGTTCCTTTATCCCAAATCATGACCGGACCGGCACCATATTGTTTGTCTGGAATGACGCCTTCAAAATCGTTGTAATCCATCGGATGATCTTCGGTACGAACTGCCAGCCGTTTATCTGCAGGATCGTAGCTCGGGCCCTTAGTTACCGCCCAGCTTTTCATTACCCCATGCCATTCAAGCCGAAAGTCATAGTGAATGCGGGTCGCCTCGTGAAGCTGAATAACAAAACGCAGATTTGTTTTAGCGCGTTTTCCGACTTTGCCTTTCGATTCACCCGTAATACCAAAGTCTCGCTTTTCGATATATTTTTTTAATAGGTCACGCGACATTTAGGCTGCCTGCTTTTTCTTGGTTGCCTTCTTCTTTGAAACGGATTTTTTGGGCGCAGCTTTTTCTATCTAAAAATAAGATTTTGGTTTTGATATTAAGTGTGAGGGGGTGATTTATTTGGTACATAAGTAAAGAAATAAAAAAAGCCGCAAAAAGCGCATGAAATAAAGAATAGCGGCTATATTTAATAAAAAAGTTATTTGGTACTAAATAAGAAAGAATAGGTAAAAAATAGTTAAATTTGCGCTTTAATTGGTACTTATTCGTTATATTTTGCGCCCAAACCAAACTACACGACCTAATACACGTAAAGCTTCAGCTTTAGAAGAATCTAGTACTTCTTGCTCATACAAAAGATTATCACTTTTTATGATCACAGAGCCGTCCATTTTGCGCTGTATACGTTTTACTAGCAGCGCGCCATCATGCTGCAGTACATAAATAGCGTTTTCTTCAATTCGGTGTTCCTGAATATTTACTAGGATTAAATCTTCATTACCTATTGTAGGCTCCATACTATCGCCCTTCACACTTATCAAAACCAAGTCTTTCTCCGTCACTCCGAGCGTATTTTTTACCCAATCAGCGCGAAAAGCCAAGTGATCAACTATTTGTTCGGAATGGATAATTGATCCGTGGCCAGCGCTTCCCCGCACATCATAACGAGGCACAAACACGAAATCATTCAAGGTTGGAAGTGGCTTAGCCAATGGTTGTGGCGGATGCGCCTTGAGCTGTGGCATTTCCTCTGACACGCCTTTTTCTTTCACAAAATAACCAGGATTTTCTTCCAGAAATTTGTGAATGATCAATAGAGTATCTCTGGGTGGCTGATATTCTTTTTTTACCCCCCCTTTTCCCCCTTTTCCTAGAACATGACGCTCCTCCCATCCAAGACTACGGGCTTTTTCTCCAGCACGTCGCTCAGATCGAGGAATATCAATAATTCCAGCCTGGCCAATAAGAGCCAATTCTAAAGCTGAAAACCACATCTTATTTATGTCAGCACTCATAGAGCAAAGTATTGACGCTGAGGGCGAATAACATTAACACGTCCAAACATTGATTTAATCCTTTTTTATCAATAGCTAGCAAGCAAAAGCAAACGAAGCACAAAAATATATGTTCTGACGTATTGACTAAGTAATGTCGTATAGACATAATGCTGCCATGTAAAAAAACATGACTACGTTAAACATGACAAAAAAACCAATCCCGAAAGACTGGCATAGAGCAGACATCATCGCTGCTGTACATAAAACTGGAACCAGCTTGCAAAAGTTGTCACGCAATTATGGATGGTGCCGGACAACGCTAGGTAATGCGCTTTATAACCCATACCCGAAATACGAGCGGATGATTGCGGAGCATCTTGGAACCACACCGCAAGCCATCTGGCCAAGCCGCTATCACATAGACGGATCGCCCAAATCAGGGCGCGGAGAACGCGGACGCGGTCGCTATAAAGCAAAACATAAGATTAACCCTACTCATAAAAATGTCAATGTAAATCATATTTACAAAGAAGGGGCTGCATGAATACATGGCTATCCAGTTTAACGCAGGAAGCAACTCTCGCAAATTTGCGATTTAGTCATGAAAAAGACGCGTGATCCTTACACTATGGACTTATTTGAACAGGAACTGCCGCCAGCGCCGGTGACAGCGCCTGGGGGGTTGTCATGCCGTGTAGAGATTGCGCATGTTATGTCCAATGCCATGAAAGGGCTTGATCGTGATGATGTTGCTGCACGTATGAGTAAGCTGCTTGGATGGAAAACTGTAAAAAGATCAATCCTTGATCAATATGCAGCACCTTCCAGTGATGTACATGTTCCACCTCTCGATATCGCGATTGCTTTTGATATTGCAACAGAATCAAGAGCCTTAACTGAGTTTAGTGCCAGAAAAGTAGGTGCAAAACTCATCATAGGAAGAGAAGCATTGGACGCAAAGCTTGGCCAGCTAGAACGTCTTCGTGAAGATTTGAATAAGCAAATTAAAGTAATTAAGAAAGCAATGGGGGAATCATGAGTACACTCAAAACTCACTACTCATGCTCTGAATTAGCAGAAATGAGACTGCCAGGATTACCAGAAAGTGAACGGAGAATGCACGATCGTGTAAAAAAAGAAAAATGGGAATCGCGCATAGTACCTGGCAAAGGTGGCAAGGGTGGAATGCGCACCGAATACCAACCACCCGCTGCCATTATGGCGATTATCAGACAGCGTGCAATCGAGGCACTGATTGAGGCAACGCCAGCCATGCCAGCACAGGCTCAACCAGTGAACACCCCCTCGCCTGCTGTAGCCAGTCTCAAGCTGACAGGACTACCAGAAAGACAAATCGAGCTACGTAGCAAGCAGGATCGCAGACAAAACCCCGACCAATTAAAAGACTGGCAACGCCAGATAGCTGAAGCACGTGCCGCAATCTGTGCAGAAGTCCGCAGACTGGAAGCCGTAGGAGGGACAGAACGTGCCATCCGTACCGTAATCGACCTGGCTGCACGTAATCAATTACCCCAGCATTTGCAACAGTTAGTCCCTGTGGCCAATGCCAAGGCAGGCATGGAGCGTGCGTTATCGCGCACTACCCTCTATCGTTGGCTAAAGGAATCAGCACGTAATGGTGCCAGCGGTAGTCAGGTGGTACAGCTCGCACCCAAAGCACGCGAAACAGTCGGTATTCCACCCTGGGCACCCTATTTGCTGAATCTTTACGGCCAGCCACAGAAACCCAGCCTCGCCTATTGCATAGAGAAACTGCCAGAACTATTGCCCGCGGTCATCATACCGCCCTCCTATGCAGCTGCTCACCGTTTTATCCAGAAAATGAGCAATGTAGATATACAACGCGGACGTATGGGCAATCGTGAAATCAAATCGCTCCTGCCATTCGTACGGCGGGATACCAGTTACATGTGCCCAACTGACGCCTATACCGCAGACGGGCACACGTTTGATGCAGAAATTGCGCACCCGATGCATGGCAAAGCTTTCCGGCCTGAAATCACCACCGTGCTCGACATTGCTACCCGTAAAGCCGTCGGCTGGTCGGCAGGATTAGCTGAATCAACCTGGGCAGTTCTGGATGCGTTACGCCATGCATGTATGAGTTGCGGTATACCGTCCATCTTCTATGTCGACAATGGATCAGGCTACAAGAATGCAGCCATGTCCGATGAATCGACCGGCTTCATGAGCAGGCTTGGAATTGAACTCACGCACAGTCTCCCCTATAACTCGCAAGCCCGTGGCGTAATCGAGCGCGCACACCAGACCATCTGGGTCAAAGCCGCCAAAATGCTGCCGACCTACATGGGCGAAAAGATGGATGCTCAAGCCAAGCAAAAAGTATTCAAGATTACGCGCAAGGATCTCAAAACCATCGGCAAATCACAATACCTGATGGAATGGGCTGATTTTATGGCTTTCTGCCAGCAGCAGATCGACGACTACAACAATCACCCCCACCGGGCTCTGCCCAAAGTACGCGGAGCAGACGGCAAAAAACGCCACCAGACGCCCAATGAAGCCTGGGCGCAGGCAGTAGCTGAGGACTTCGATCCGGTCATGGTGGATGCTGTTGAGGCAAACGACCTGTTCCGCCCCTACAAAACCTGCAAAATCATCCGCGGAGAAGTACGGTTATTCAATAACCTCTATTTCAGCCAGGAACTGGTGCACTACCACGGTGAAACCGCGCAGGTTGGCTATGACATCCACGACGCCAGCCGTGTCTGGGTACGCAACCGTCAAGGACAGCTCATCTGTATCGCAGAATTTGAAGCCAACAAGCGCGGCTATTTTCCGGAATCAGTGCTGGATCAAGCCCGCTACAAACGCGCGCAGGGCCGTATCAAACGTGCAGCATCCAAGATAGAGGAAGCAGAACAAGAGCTCAACCCACCACAACTGATTGAACACCAGCCAGGCATCGAACTGCCGCCGATGGCCATAGCACAACCTCAATATGCAGGCATTGAGATAGCTGAACCGATCGAAACACAAGCAGTTGATGCTCAGCCAACCAACGTCTCACCACTCATTCAGCGCCCACATTTCAAAAGCACTATTGAAAAATATACCTGGCTGATGAACAACAAGCGCACTTGGGACACGCTAGATGCCAGATTCCTGATGCAGTATGTCGACAGCCATCAGTACTTCGATATGCTCCAGATCTATGCATACGATGGCATCAGCTGGACCAAGGCAGATGATGAAACCGCTAAGAATTTAATGCAGCAGGAAGAGGAGCTAAAAGCTCCAGAAGAAGTGGCCGCACAGTAGCGCCAACTACTCTATGCAGCCGGTTTTTATAACACATTAGAGAAAGAGGAGTTTAAATGTGAAGAACGTGTTTGTCAAAACCAGTAACTACATCAGGTTTCAGGAGGGCCTGGCCGCTGTCGAAGGACGCGGCGCACAGGAATCGAGCCTGCTGCTGGTTACGGGCGAGGCCGGTTACGGTAAATCGGAAACAGTCGATCAGTGGGCTGTGCAAGTCGGTGCATCTTACCTGCGCGCAAAAACTGACTGGACCCCGAGATATTTTTTAACGGAGCTCGCCGAGAATCTCAAAGTCGACCCATCCGGTAGATCCAAAGACGTATTTGCACGGGTATCCGGCTATATCGGGCGCAATCAAACTCCTATCGTGATTGACGAAGTGGATCACTGCTTAAGGGATAACGCGCGCGTGCTGGAAGCTGCCAGAGATCTGTCCGATTTAACGGAAGTTGTCATCGTCCTGGTCGGTATGGAGAAAGTACAGGCCAAGATCAGCAAACACCTGCAGATCAGCAGCCGTATTGCGCATGTCGTTACCTTCTGTCCGGCAACCATTGACGACGTCGTCATGACCTGCAGCCAAAAATGCGAAGTCAAAGTGGCGCGCGATCTGGCCATGGAAATCCATCGGCAAAGCAAAGGGAGAATGCGCGAAATCATGAACGCGATCGCACTGGTAGAGCGCGAAGCACAGCTCAATGGGCTGGAGGAAATATCACTGAAAAATGTCGTAAACAGGCAACTGACGCTCGATTGGCAATCAACCGGCCAGCGAACCCTGGTAAATGGGGGTCGCTGAGATGAGCAAACCATGCAATCTGGATACATCGCAAATAGATGAACGCAAACCCGACGGAGTCGGGTTACGGTTTGAGCTCGATGAGAAACAATATCTCGTTCTAATGTTTATCGAATCAAGCTACCTACTCATCACTGTTGATGATGGATCGGTCTATATTGGAGGAACAGGATTTAACGCTGAAGGGTGTCGTTTATACCACCATCAAACTGAAATTATTCAAGGCTTCCTCGGTGTGAGATTAGAAAGGAATGGAGAGGTCATTGGATCAATTGAGTTTTCCACCAAGGAAATCATTCTCACGCTAGACGAAACCAAGAAAAAGATCAGCCTTAATCTTAACGATGATGCTCGTACTCGAATAGAGGGAATGTTTGCCCGAGCGGGGGGACTGCACTAATGGCCTGGATCTCTGAACAACTCCTTAAAGTTATCGGTCAGCACGCTCCTAACGAATGCATCACCGAGAAAAGACTCGTCAACCTGACGAGGCTTAAAGAAAAACAAGTCGAAAACGCGATGCGCAAATTGCGTAAGCACGAGCTTGTCGTGTTGACTGCTCCTGGCTGCTACCGGCTCACGGACGCAGGCAAAGAAGCACTGGCAACTGAAGCCGCGCTCAGATCGGGTCCAAACGGCTCTTATCAAGCAGTGCGTATCCACAAAAACAGCCTGAGAATGCGGGTATGGCGCGCTATCCGCATCCGCAAGAAGTTCAGCATCCCTGAAATTGAGCCGTTAGTGTCTACCGGGAATGAAGCCGACATCGTCAGCAATATCGGCAAATATCTCAGAGCACTGGAAAAAGCAGGCTATCTCATCAAAATGAAGAAGCGCGAAGCAGGCAGCGCACTCACCTCCAACGGGTACATGCGCTGGTGGCTGCCGGATGAGAACAACACCGGGCCCATCGCGCCCATCTGGCGGCAGGCCAAAAACACCCTGTTTGATCCGAACAACGGCAAGGAGGTGCCATTATGTGGCGAGAGATCCTGAATGCAAGGGTTGCTGCCAGCAGCAAAGCGCAAGTCGCAGCAGAGCTCGGCGTATCACGCACTGCGATCAGCCTGATCGTGCATGACAAATACCCGGCAGATACCAGGCACATAGCAGCCAAAGTGATCGAAATCTATGGCCGTATCCGCTGCCCTCATCTGGGCCTGGAAATCAGCCAGGCACAATGCCGTGAATACCACAGCAGAAGACCACCCACCAGCAGCCCGCGCGCAATGAAGCACTGGCGCGCCTGCCAGAACTGCATGCAAAGAACAATGACCGTTGATCAGAGTAGCGAAAACAGTGGAGGAAGCAAATCATGAACCCTACAGGCATCTGTTTTATCACCCCAATATCTACCAACGCAAAAACGGCACACGTCTGTGTTGTAGAGCATGACAACGGCTCCCTGGGTGTGCAGATCAGTTTAACCATGAAGGACAGCAACGAATCCATGGAGCTAATCAACCTGACAGAAAATGAAGCCATCTACATCGGCAGCAATCTTGAGTTTCTTGGAAGCATGATCAAGGTTTACCAGGAGGATGCACACAAGGAGAGCAATAAACCATGAACACACTATAACGCATCCTGCTCGCTACCAAGCTTTGGATGCACGATGTGGAAGAAGAAAGTACCAGCAGCACAATAAATCTGCATGAAGCATACAGAAAAGATTTTGAATTAATTAAAAATGGAGCCGGCATGAAAAAACATCAAACACAACACTGCTTTCCGCAACAACACACAATTTCCATCGGCAAAGAAAACCAAATCCTGATGGATATGCTCACTAAAGCGAAAAATGTCGCTATCAATTTGGCACGCACAGGCCACCGCGTGCTCGATATCAACATCGGCAGCCGTAATGTGCGCTTAACCATCAGCCCATCCAATCGCTGCAACCTGCTAGGCGGGGCCATGATCAAGATCAGCCGCGTAAATGGCGTGGAAGAAAAAACTATGGCTGCCAATATTGACGGTGTACAGGTCGAGTGGACCACGAGCACCAGGCTAGAACCAGGCCAATTTATAACACGCTGAGAAAACCAGGAAGAATATTATGAAAATTGACGATACCAGCGCGCAGATACTGGATTGGGCAGGAAACCTGGGAACGGCATTTACTACCGCAGAAGCCTTCAATCAGCTCTCATTTGTTGAGAACGCGAAAGAAATGTCTGACAACATCAGAAAACTATGGGTTTTAGGTCATCTGGCACGCAAAAAAATAGACAACGTGCGCTACAGTTACATCGTGTCTGAACTGGCTACTGACGACTATGAAAGATATACCAATCCGCCTAAACCTGATGAAGTCAAGCAGGCTGTAGATTCGTTCTTGGCAAAACAGGCTCCCGGTAAAGTGAATACCCCGGCTCCCACTAAACCCATTCAGGAAGCTGCAAAAAAAGAGGCAAAAAGTGAAGAGGCGAATATTCAACCGGAGAACAAGCCGGAGTCTTTTAATCTGCTGCCTGAGCGGTTCAGCCTCACGCTGCAAACGCCAGGCGGCATCACCATCACGATAACTGCAGGAGCATAGTTCATGCATCTAACCTGCCCTTGTTGCCAGGCTGAATATCCGCTGTTAGCAGCCATTAACAATGCAGCCTTGCGGAATGTCCTTGAGCACGCCTTAAGTCAAACGCCAGTAGGCAAACTGCTGCTGATCTATGTGGATCAGCTATTCAAACCGCCCCAACGGGAAATATCTGATACGAAGCTGGCCAAACTGCTGAGCGAGCTCATCATTATGGTCGAAGCTGGCAAGATCGAACATAAGGGCCGGGTCTTCCCTGCCCCGCAGGCTTACTGGAAAGCGGCATTGGAGCAAATGATTGACCAGCGTGACACCCTGACGCTACCGCTCAAAAGCCACAGCTACCTGTTCACCATCATCGCCAGCGCAGCCGACAAGGCAGCTAAAAAGGTAGAAACCGAACAGGAAATGCGCACGCGTATCGGCCACGTGCAACAGGAGCAGGAGGCAGCAATCAGAAAAGGAATGCCGGAGGCAGTACGCAACCAGCTCCAGGAAATTATCAATAAAAACAATCCATAATTACAGGAGACAGATAAAAAATGGCTAAAACCGCCACCCGACACAAGACCAAGGCTCAAGCCCACGTGCCACAAACAAGGGATGAGGCCGCTGCAGACATTCGCAAGATCGGTGACCTGCAGCGCCAACTCACCCGTGCCACTACCGAGATGAACGACGCCATTGCCCACATCACGCAAAACTTCCAGCCACGCCTGGAAGCTCTCAATGATCAGCTCAAAACTCTACTGGAAGGTGTGCAAGGCTACTGTGAAGCCCACCGTCTCGAATTAACGGATGGCGGCAAAGTGAAAACTGCCAACCTTATCACAGGTGAGGTGCAATGGCGGCAACGCCCGCCCAGCGTATCGGTGCGCGGCTCGGATACCGTGATCGAAATGCTCAAGCGCCTGGGACTGGAACGCTTTATCCGCATCAAGGAAGAAATCAACAAAGAAGCTGTCCTCAACGCACCGGATCAGGTACGCGGTGTGGCCGGGTTGACTGTGGTCACTGGTGTGGAGGATTTAGTCATCACTCCATTTGAGCAGACTACTGAAGCCTAGAGGCTTGACCAGATGGCGTTAAATCTAGCGCCATCGAGCCAAACCTTTGGACTAATTTAACGCCATGAAAACTAGACTAACTGCAGAAGAACAACGTAAACGCGACATTGCACAGATCCACATTGCCAAAGCACAACTTGGCATGAATGATGACACTTACCGTGACATGCTGTTTAACGTTACCGGAGTGCGCTCCAGCCGTGAGCTCTCAGCCACCGCAAGACTACGCGTGCTGCAGCATCTGAAAGAAAAAGGCTGGAAGAAAAAGCTGCCAGCAAGAGCAATGCTTGGTGCACCTAAAGCAGGCAAGGCCAGCATTCAGCCGCTCATCAGCAAAATAAGTGCATTGCTCACAGAAATGAAACTACCTTGGTCTTACGCCCACGCCATCGCTAAACAAATGTGGCAGCGGGAACGGCTCGAATGGTGCAAGCCGGATGAGCTGCGCGCCATCATTACTGCCCTCACGAACAGGATGAAACAACAAAATGCATGACCATGACGTCGATGAATCATTGCTGCCCGGCATCCTTCAGGAAATCACTGCACTAATCGGGCTCCCCGCTACGCTTAAACTCACGCAAAAATACGGCGGCGTACGCCTGTACGTGCCCAAACACTTGCCGGAAGATCATGTGCTGGCCGACCTCATCGGTCTCGAGGCTGCGCGCAAGTTAGCAGAGCACTACGGCGGACTGGTACATTTCGACATCCCCAAGGCGGACGCTATCCGTATCGCTCTGAGGAACAGCAAGATCCGTGCAGAATGGCCAACCTTAAGCCAGCGCCAGCTTGCGTTGAAGTACAGCCTTACTGAGCGGCAAGTAAGAAAAATTCTCGCTATTGAACAGCAGGATGAGCCAAGGCAGATGGGGTTGTTTTAGATGAAATAACCTGATGAACTATGCAAATAGATCATCAGGTTATATAGAAATGATAAGGTTACTACACATCTAGTTTCGATCAAGACTACAAAACTTTAGCATCTTAATGAAGCGCTCAGAATAAATATTATCCTTACTAATCATAAAGCTGTTATCCATAGCCTTATATACGAAATAAATATTAATAATAAACTCTTGTCATAGCCTGATGGGCTGAATAAAATTCCATAACATTGGAATTTATGAATTATTTATATTTATGCTACTCACTGGAACGTTAGCTATACCGCCATATAGTCTCAACTGATGCGAAATTGGCTTAAAACACTATTGTTTGTTTCTTCTTTTTCCCCAGCTCTTATTACTACGGCATATGTTCGATATGATCTCTATGGCTGGAGTATGGATGTCTTTCAATTAATTATTTTTGGACTACTTGGAATTCTTTTGCCTATCTTAATTATTAAACTAGTAGAGCAACAGGGAGAAACATTTCATATTCAAGCGAAGAAAATTGAACCTAATGATTTCATGCTTCTTGCATTCGTCGGTAGCTATTTACTTCCACTTATTTTAAATAGTGCAAAAATATCAATAGATACTATTGTTGTTATTTTGGTTATTATTGGTCTACTTTTGTGGCTAATTAGCTCTCTCCCGGCACATCCTTTGTTGAGGATCTTTAAATTTAGATTTTATAAACTTGAATCATCAGCAGGAATGGTTTATACATTGATATCGAAGCGGGAAATTAGAGATCCAAAAGAAATTAAATTTGTAAAAAAGCTTTCCGAGACAATGCTCATGGAGATTAAATAATGTTTAATCTTTTCGCATTAACGGACGATCCCGCAAATCGCATACTTCGTTTCTCCTTATCACATGAAGTACAAGCAGACTTAACTTCATTACTGAAGCAGCAAGAATCTAATTTTAATTGCAATGGCCAAGAAGAAATTCCGTTTGACGGCAAATATAAACCTGATTTGGGAGAAGTTTTAGTCATCAGTGAATTTGACGATATAGATGGTCTTTCTGATGCAGTATCAAATCCATTATCAATTCCGGAAGTAACACCAACTCCAGAGGCATTTGGAAGCATAAAAGCTCTCTTTTCCGGCTATATCGATTATGATGGAATTCCCATGGTATTTATCCAACATTTTGATAAAAAAAGGATTATATCAACTAACGGACTTTCTATTTTTCATTCATTAAACGTCTATAGAAAGATAGAAGGAATCGGTCTTACTATAGACAATAAGTTAACCGCAATCATTCGAAATGGCGCGCTCAAATTCCATAGCTTTCATCTGCTGAGGCAGATTTTTGATGTTTCGGAATATTATAAAGAAGCAACAGATGTTGATATTCAGCAGTTTGCGAATATGGCTTGTGTTTCTGTTACAAATACTGCAAATTTAGTCTCAATTTCAGATACATGGATTCGCAGAAAACTTTGGTTGATATCACAAAGTCAAATATTGCAAAAAGTTCCAGTTTATGACATCAAAGCTGTTGCTGCAGAATTTAATATATCACTTGATACTAAAATGGAAAACGGAAGTGAAAAGATAGAAATTCCAGATACCAAAAAAGAGCTCAAAACCCTTCTTAGATTTTTGGATGAGGATTATTATAAATCACCTCTTCTTCAGAATCGCTATTTAACGAACTCAAAACGCCTTATATAAAATATATTCCGCGCGGCCATGGATGGAGAAGTTTGTCTTTTCTATTAAATCGATAATTCAATAAATTCTCTTTTCATACTTATATGAGTAATATGTCCTACAGCTAATTTAAAGCTCTATAACTCTTCAATTCCAAAATACAATTGCCTCTGCCTAGGCGCGATAATTAGATCAGTATCATGAATCCGATTGGCTGATCTGCGTCGACCTCCATCCTGGCCAATAACTTCCAATTCTTTGAGCTCTATTAATTTTCCTACAGCATTTCGATATATATCGGCTGATGCAGGTGACATGTTGCAGGTTGTGGCAAACATTTCACCAAATGACATTCCATCCGGATCAGGATAAATTAAATGTGGAATCTGTTCCATCAAAGTAGAAACACTCTTATTTCTCGCATCTTCATCAAAACAGAAACCCATTTGCCCAGTATATGATTCATCATTCTTAGGAATATACCCAAGAGCAGTAAACATTTTCATACCTGCTCCACCATAATGGATAAAATCCGTATTTTTGGCCCAATGGATGCGCGTCATGACATCTCTAGCGCGCGCTCTTTGTGAGAAATGGATTAACCAATAGTCGCCATGACCTTTATCTGATCGGATGAAGAATAGGGTATAAAATCTGGCATCACATTTATCTACCAGCTCTTTGTATAGGCAAGACTGAATAAATAAGCGCCAATCACTTTCGGTATTCTTAATATCTTCAATGGTACGCCCACGTAATACATCAGGAACACCAATTTTATTTAGCAAACCTTGAGTTAATCCCTTTTGATCAGTAACATAGTTCAGCATTGAATCCACAGCAAAAGTCAAAATAATTTCACTTCCAGGTAATAAATGTAAAATTTTATGGATCATTGAAGCTGGCACTTGGGAATAGCCATACTGATCTAATAAAAAGATTACTCGAGCAGCGCGAGGGCTTCGCTTTCTTACATAATCAATAATTGAATCAGCTTGTTCCTCGAAAGAAGAATGATGTAAAAAAATATTGTTGTTAATTTGAGAACCATAGCCACGGTTTTTCAATTCTTTCTCAAGATGTAACTTAGCTCCTTTATCTTTTTCAATAAAAAAATAATCAAAGTTAAGAACTATATGTTTATATCGATCCTTATTGATCAAGAATTCAACTTCCCTTGCTGCATCTAACATAATAAAAGGAGAACCAACAAGTTCCTGACCACTTTTTGCATGTCGATACACACCCCCCCCTGCAAAGCCATCAACTAGGGTAAGGCGGAATTCTTCTCTATTAGGATTCGAGGCCAGAGTTTGAATATAAGCTATTAGATAAGAACGTAGAATTTCATGCTTAACTACACTATGCTGTTGGATCAATGGGTAAGAGTGTCCAAGTGCCCATTCATAATGAACTTCAGTCATACAGCTTATTACCTTTAGTGCAAATTCATCATTATGTGACTAGAGACTCATTGTTGGCATTTCATCCCACGTCCTGCCATTAAGCATGCGACCATTTTGTTTTTTTGCACGCTTCTTGCCATCCGCACCCCATCCACCCCATTGCTTGAAAAAAAACGCTATATCGGCAACTTCACATTGCTCTCGAATAGCATCAACCCATTCTGGTTTCATTGGCCTTGCCTTTGGACCTGACTCTCCACCAACAATTACCCAGTGAATATCAGTAAGATTAATGACACCGATATCTTCAAGTAGCGGTTCAACGGACAAAAAGCGAATAGATGCTTTTATCTTACGCAAGTAATCTACCCTAGGAACACCATGTTTACGATCTTCTACAGACACCCCAACCCATGCATTTAATGGTACCTCCTTGCCATCAAAGTATCTAGCCATACGCTCAGCGCGCTTAGTCAATATCTGGAAAGTATGTTGCTTAGCATGCCGAATAATTTCAAACACTTGATCAATGTAAACAAATGGCACATCCTCATGAAAGAGATCTGACATGGAATTCACAAAATAAACCGTGGGTGTTTTACGTTTAAGCGGATCTTCTAGTCTTTTAGGAACCAAGGTTAATTTAAACCCATTCTCATATCCAGAAATTCCCATGGCTTTCAGGCGCTGAGCCATCGATTCTGCATAACAATTTTTGCAACCAGATGAAATTTTGGTGCATCCTATAACGGGATTCCAAGTTTGCTCTGTCCATTCAATTCGGCTTGTTGTGGCCATTATCTGTTCACCTTCAATATATTGATTTCAATCTTCTTTAGTCGATAACTGAAATCCTAACCAAATAGCGAAGAAAAAAGCTAATTTATATTATCACAGCATATCTAATAACTTTGTAAGTTGGCAACTATTGAAAAAGAAACGATTTATATTTTTTGGTAATTTACGATTTAATATAAGAAATTGTATGCTTCCTAAATCCCTCTAAAAGAGCGTAAAATTACCTGTTTTTTATCATTGATAATCAAATAGCATGGCACTAGCCTGGAATGAAATCAAAAACCGTGCGCTTGCATTTTCCAAAGAATGGGCAGATGCTGCCTCGGAATATGCTGAAGCCAAGCATTTCTGGGTCGAATTTTTCAATGTTTTTGGTATTTCTCCCCGACGTATTGGCAGTTTTGAGCAGAGAATCAAAAAGCTTGATGGCAAAGACGGCTACATCGATTGGTTATGGAAAGGCAATCTGCTGATCGAACATAAATCACTCGGCAAAAACCTGGATCGCGCTTACCAGCAAGCTATTGATTATTTCCCTGGATTGAAAGAACACGAGCTGCCGCGTTTTTTACTGGTCAGTGACTTTGCTCAGTTTCGCCTGTATGACATGGTTGATGGAATACAGGCCGAGTTCCAGCTTAAAGATTTCTACAAAAACGTCAAACTATTCTGGTTCATTGCGGGTTACCAACCACTAAAGATATTACCCCAAAGCCCAGTTAATGCAAAAGCTGTGCAGCGTATGGCCAAACTACACGATCGACTCAAGCAAATCGGCTACAGCGGTCATTCACTGGAAGTCTATCTGGTACGCTTGCTGTTTTGTCTATTTGCTGAGGATGTTTGACATTCTGAATACTCCAGAAGCTGCACGTCTAACAAACCTTGATGAAACTTTTACGCGCTTTCCGTATATCAACGGTAAGCTGTTTGAAGAGCGCCTGCCCATTGCCAGTTTCGACAGCGAAATGCGCGCTGCGCTGCTTTATTGCTGTGCGCTGGATTGGAGCGGAATTTCGCCTGCTATATTCGGATCGCTGTTCCAGCATATCATGGATGAAACGCCCAATGCACGACGCAATCTAGGTGCCCACTATACAACGGAAGAAAATATTCTCAAGCTGATTCGCTCACTATTCTTAGACGAATTACATGCAGAGTTTGAGAAAGCTCGCAACAATACAAAGCGTCTGCAAGTTTTTCATAGCAAACTAGCCAGCTTAAAATTCCTAGATCCAGCCTGTGGTTGCGGAAATTTCCTTGTGATTGCCTACCGTGAATTACGCTTGCTTGAGCTAAAAGTATTACGCGCTCTTTATGATAGTGGTCAACAGCTATTAGACATAACTAGTATTGTGCAAGTTGATGTTGATCAATTTCATGGTATTGAAATTGAGGAATTCCCTGCACAAATAGCCCAGGTCGCACTGTGGCTGACTGACCATCAGATGAATGCACGCGTGTCTGAAGAATTCGGTCAATACTTCATCCGCCTACCACTCAGCAAATCAGCTCATATTGTACATGGCAACTCTTTGCGGTTGGATTGGCAAAATATCCTGGCCGCTTTGGATTGCAGCTACGTTATGGGTAATCCACCATTTATCGGTGCAAAATTCATGAATGAAGCACAACGCGCAGATATCGCAACAATCTTTCGCGACACGAAGAATGCTGGATTGCTTGATTACGTTACCTGCTGGTATCGCAAAGCGGTTAATTATATGGAGGAAAATCACGTAATACGTGCTGCATTTGTCTCAACTAACTCCATTACACAAGGCGAACAAGTGGGTGTGCTATGGCCAAGTTTACTCCAGCGTGGCACGCATATTCAATTTGCTCATCGAACTTTCCAATGGGAAAGTGAAGCCAAGGGTAAAGCTGCGGTGCATTGCGTCATTATAGGCTTTGGCATGCAGGTAATCACAAATAAATTGATTTTTGAATATGAGGATATCAAAGGTGAGCCTCATGCTACACCTGCTAAAAATATCAATCCGTATCTAGTAGATGCACCCAATGTGATGCTGAACAATCGTGAAAAACCGCTGTGTAACATACCAGAGATAGGTATAGGTAACAAACCAATAGATGGCGGTAACTACTTATTTACGACAAAAGAAAAAGACGAATTTATTACGCGCGAACCACAAGCAAAACATTGGTTTCGTCGCTGGATCGGGGCAGACGAATTTATCAACGGGCATGAGCGTTGGTGTCTATGGTTGGGTGATTGCCCGCCAAACAAACTGCGGCAAATGCCAGAAGCAATAAAGCGCGTGGAAGCTGTGCGTCAATTCCGCTTAGCTAGCAAGAGCGCACCCACACAAAAATTGGCCGCCATACCAACTCGCTTTCATGTAGAAAATATTCCCCAATCTCCTTATTTAGTCATCCCAGAAGTTTCATCTGAACGACGCACATATGTACCGATTGGTTTCATGCAGCCTGAAACCTTATGCAGCAACAAGGTAAGAATATTTCCAAATGCTACGTTCTATCATTTTGGTATTCTGACTTCGCTAATGCATATGGCGTGGTTACGCGCTGTGACAGGTAGACTGAAAAGCGATTATCAATATTCTATTACAATCGTTTACAACAACTTTCCCTGGCCAAATCCTAATGACAAGCAAAAACAGGCGATTGAAAAGGCTGCCCAAGGGATATTGGACGCACGCATGCAGTTTCCAGCTTCAACACTAGCTGATCTCTATGATCCGCTTACCATGCCGCCCATTCTTTCAAAAGCACACCAGCTACTTGATCGTGCAGTAGATGCTTCATATGGCAAGAAAGCCTTTACTTCCGAAGCTGAACGCGTCGCTTTTCTGTTCGAACGTTACCAGCAGATCATTAGCTTGATGCCCGCTACTCCACCCAATAAAGTTAACGAAAAGCTCTTAATTGACAGCACTCTAAATCCCGCATAACCTGCTAACTTCATCCGCCCAAAACCTACGGGCGGACTTGTTTCCTCCTTATTTCCCTTCTTGTCTTCCGCCATCATGGTGGCATGACAAGACAAATCAAAAGCATCATCATCCACTGCTCGAATACACCCAATGGCAAGCATGTTTCCGTTGAGGAGATCGATCGTTGGCATTGTCAATGCGGCTTTAAACGTTCAGCAGAATTCAGACAGCGGCAGAATCCTGACCTGGCTTCCATCGGCTATCACTTCGTGATCTACCCTAATGGCGCAGTCGCTACTGGCCGCCACTTCGACGAGATCGGCGCGCATGCCCAAGGATTTAACAGCAAATCCATCGGCATCTGTTTGGTCGGCACCGATAAATTTACCTGTGCGCAATGGAAAAGCCTGGAACAGAACGTGTGCGGCTTGGTCACGGACATCGTGCTGCTGCAGGGAACCAAAGATCCACAAATGCCGCATGTGCTCGGTCATCGCGATCTGCCGGATGTGCGCAAGGAATGCCCTGGGTTTGCCGTGGCTGAATGGCGCACCCATCAAATGCGCCCCCTACCTGGACATATCCTGGATGAAGGGATTGGCGATGGCTGGTAAACGCAATGCCTTGATTGGCCTATCCGCTGCCGCGCTGGTGGCGATTGCCTGGTCTGAGGGTTATCGTGAGCATGCTTATGATGATGGTGTTGGAGTACAAACCATTGGCTTTGGTACCACAAGCGGCGTTAAGCCAGGCGATAAAACCACCCCAGAGCGGGCGCTGGGGTTGCTGTATCGGGATGCCAGCGAAATGGTCGCACAACTCTCCCGCCCTGGCTGTATCGGCGATGTGCCGGTATATCAGCATGAAGCCGATGCTTTTGTCAGCCTGGCGTACAACATTGGCTCTGGTGCATTCTGCAAATCCACCCTGGTCAAGAGATTAAAGCAGACTCCGCCTGATTACGCCGGAGCCTGCTCTGAAATTCTACGCTGGAACAAAGCGGGCGGCCGTGTACTGCCTGGGCTAAAGAAGCGCCGCCAGCAGGAATATGAACTGTGCATGCAGGGTGATAGCAAATGATTTCACTGTTTTCACCCTATCTCTGGCTGGCAGTCATACTCTGGTCATCCACCATGCTTGGCATGGGTTATTACCAGGGCCATCAACATGGCAAGAATGGCTGTTTGGCAGATCAGGCAGTTGCCCTTGAAGAAGCCATCCAGCAAGCGCAAGGCCAGGCCCTCGAACAAGCCAAAGCAGAACTTAAAACTACCCAGGAATTTGAAACAGCACGTGAAAAAGTACGCACTGTTTACGTAAAAATAAAGGAAAAAGCGGATGAAAATATTGAGCATAATCCTGATTATGATCATTGCAGTCTTGATGCTGACGGGCTGCGCCTCTACAACGCTCGCCCCACCTCTACTTCCTCCACGCCAGCCACCGACCTCGCTGACTCACCCTTGTCCGGATCTGCCGGACTCAGCAGACGGACGGCTTTCGACCCTGTTGCGCAACAGCCTGGAGCGCTCAGCGATGTATTACGAGTGCCAGGCGAAACACAAGGCGCTGGTGGAGTGGGTTACCCCACCACCCGAAAAGGAGAATAAATGAGAGAGGACGAATTAGCGCAGGCCATTGAACTCGCCGAGTATGAGCATACACAAAAGCGCGCTATCCGGCTAGAAGTACAAGCACCTGGATTTAGCCACTGCGAGGATTGTGGCGAAGAAATCCCGCGAATGAGGCGAAAAATCAAGGGCATAACTCGCTGCATCGACTGCCAGCATGAATACGAATTAACCCTAAAAAGAGGCTTATGACCATGACTGATGAACACACGCTGCTGCTTGGAGAAATCAAGGGCAAGCTCGATCTCATGATCGAGAGACAGGACGAAAGTAATGCCCGGCTGGATAAACTCGATAATCGTCTGCGCAAGGTCGAGACGAAATCAGCCATCAATGGTGCTATCAGCGGCGGCCTGGTATCAGTAGGTGTTGCGCTGATGATCGAAAAAGGTAAATCCCTGATCGGCCTGTAAAGGATGCAATGGCTTATTCGACTCAAAGAATAACCGAGGCACGCTCTGCCTATGTCTATGAAGCGTTAAATCTGGAAAGCGTTGCGCGTAAAACTAACATCCCGTTAAGCACCATCCGACGCTGGAAGGATGCCGCACGAGAAAATGGCGATGACTGGGATCGCGCGCGTGCAGCTGCGAGGCTGTCCGGTGAAGGGGCAGAAGCCGTCACTGCGGCTGTAATGGAAGATTTTGTGCTGCTGTTTCAAAGCACGCTGGAAGACGTCAAAAACAGCCAGGATATCAAGCCGCTGGATAAAGCCGAAGTGCTCTCACGCATCTCGGATGCCTACGCCAAAACCATGAACGCCGTCACCAAGGGTAATCCCAAGCTGGATAAGCTCAGTTTTGCTGCCGACCTCTTGCGTGACCTGGTGCAATTTATCCAGATAAATTACCCGCAACATGCAGCGGCGATGGAAGAAGTGCTGCTGCCGTTTGGCGAGAGCATTGGAAAGCGCTATGGCTAAAACTACCCAAAAAGCCTTCCTGCAGGAGCTGACACAGCTAGCGGCAGAATTCCGCCGACAAATCGAAGCGAATGTTGACGGTTTTGCGCCAGATAGCGCAGCCAGAAAAGAAAGGCTCACACGTTCAGAGCATGATCTCGAATTCTTTGCGCGCACCTATTTCCCACACTATATCAAGCATCCCAATGCAGCACTGCATGACTTCCTGTATCAGCGATTGAAAGAGATCGTCGATAACGGCGTCGGTGATCATGACGCCATTGCCGCTCCACGTGGCAATGCCAAATCAACGCTGGTGACGCAGATCTTCGTCATTTGGTGCATAGTCACGCAGCGCAAACATTACCCAGTCATCATCATGGATGCACTCGATCAGGCGCTTCCTATGCTGGAGGCGATCAAAGCCGAATTGCAATTCAATCCGCGTCTGATGATGGATTACCCGCATGCTACCGGTCAAGGGCGCGTATGGCAAGTCGGTACCATCGTAACCAGTAACGATGCCAAAGTACAGGTATTCGGCTCAGGCAAACGTATGCGCGGACTGCGCCATGGTCCACACCGGCCCGATCTGGTAATCGGTGATGATCTTGAAAACGATGAGAATGTCAGGAGCCCAGAACAGCGCGACAAATTAGAATTGTGGCTGAAGAAAACCGTGCTGTCACTCGGCCCGGCGGATGACAGCATGGACGTGGTCATCATCGGCACCATTCTGCACTATGACTCGGTGCTGGCGCGCCTGATCAAGAACCCGCTATGGAACGCACGCAAATTCAGGGCGGTGATCGAATGGCCGCATAGAATGGATCTGTGGGACAAGTGGGAGGAGCTATTGCTTAACCAAGGTGAAGCGGAGGCATTAGCGTTTTACCAGGAGCGCAAAACAGAAATGGAAGCAGGCTCAATCGTTTCCTGGCCTGCCGCCCAGCCGCTTTACAAGCTGATGGTCAAACGTGCGCGTGATGGCCGCCCGGCATTCGATTCTGAACAACAAAATGATCCCATATCCGGTGATGATGCCCCTTTTGCCAATTGCATCCAGTTCTGGGTAAATCGCCTGATGGAATGGCGCTTCTTTGGTGCATGCGATCCAAGCCTGGGCAAGCACGGTGCAAGTCGCGATCCCTCCGCCCTGTTAGTGGGCGGTTTTAACCGTCACACCGGCATTCTGGACGTAGTGGAAGCCTTAATCAAAAAACGCCTGCCAGATCGCATTATCGAAGACATCATAAAGTTACAGGCAGAATACCGTTGCGTGTTATGGGTGGTGGAGGTGATCCAGTTTCAGGAGTTTCTGCGCACGGAGCTGGTCAAGCGTTCGGCTGCCCGTGGTGTACCAGTACCGGCCACTGCCATCACACCCAACACTGATAAATTACTCAGAATCGAGACCCTGCAGCCGCACATGGCCAACGGCTTAATCCGCTTGCATCCCTCGCAAGCAACTTTGATCGATCAGCTCAGGCATTTCCCCAAAGCAGACCACGACGACGGCCCTGATGCATTGCATATGCTATGGATGGCAGCCACTACCCGCTCAAGCGGTATGGCCTACCAGAGCGCAGGCCAATCAGAAAATGAAGGAGGCGCATGGTAAAACTAGTCGATATGTATGGCAACCCGATCGATACCGGGAAATTGAAAGAAGCACAAAGCGCCAGGGTCGGACAACTGCATCAGGAGTTCGCTGCCCATCCAAGCCGCGGACTCACCCCAGCCAAACTCGCGCGCATCCTGGAAAGTGCCGAGCAGGGAGACATCCGCGCACAGCATGATCTGTTCCTGGATATGGAAGAAAAAGACGGCCATATCTTTTCTGAGATGAGCAAACGCAAACGCGCCCTCTTGACCGGAAATTGGGATATCGCGCCCCCGCGTAACCCCTCAGCTAAAGAAAAGAAAATAGCCGCCGCAGTCAAAGAACTGCTGCTGGATGTATCCAATCTGGAAGATGTGATCCTCGATTGCCTGGATGCCATTGGCCACGGTTTTACTTGCCTGGAGTATGAATGGCAGCGGCTGGGGAATAACTGGTTACCAAAGGCGATTCATCACCGCCCGCAAAGCTGGTTCATGACTGATCGTGCTACGCGTACGCAAATTCGCTTGCGTGATATGTCGCTGGATGGTGCACAACTGCAACCCTTCGGCTGGATTACTCATGTGCACAAAGCAAAATCTGGCTATCTATCACGTGCTGGACTGCACCGGGTGCTCGCCTGGCCATTCCTGTTTAAAAATTATAGCGTGCGCGACCTTGCGGAATTCCTGGAAATCTACGGTCTACCCTTACGCCTGGGTACTTATCCAAGTGGCAGCGGCGATGATGAAAAAGCAACATTGCTGCGCGCCGTAATGCAGATCGGGCATGATGCGGCGGGCATCATCCCGGAAGGCATGTCGATAGATTTCAAGGAAGCTGCCAAAGGCAGCCACGATCCCTACCAAGCCATGATGGACTGGTGCGAGCGCACTCAGAGCAAGACCATTTTAGGAGGAACGCTTACCAGCCAGGCAGACGGTAAGTCCAGTACCAACGCGCTGGGCAATGTGCATAACGAAGTGCGCCACGACCTGATGGTATCAGATAGTCTGCAATTATGCGGCACGCTCACGCGGGATCTGGTCGTACCCATCATGGTACTCAATATTGGCGGTATTGAAGATATGCGCCGCATACCGCGCTTCACCATCGATCTGCGCGAACCGGAGGACCTTGGTTTATATGCGGAAGCACTGCCAAAGCTGGTCGATGTCGGCTTGCCAGTTCCCGTTTCCTGGGCGCAAGACAAACTGCGCATTCCTGCCCCAGAAAAAAATGAACCGGTGCTCATGCGATCACAACCTGCTCTTCCTGATGCCGCACCTCCCCAACCGTCCGCCTCTGCTACTGCCATTGCTACAGCCACAGCACAATGCGGACTGGATGAATTCGATCTGTTCAGCGATGAACTGGCCAGTGACTGGGAGCGCGTCACCGATCCACTGATTGCGCCTGTTCTGGAACTGGCAGCAACGACCAGCAGCCTGGATGAGTTTCGCACAAAAATGGCCGGACTAATTGAGTCGATGGATACCTCAAGATTGACCGAGACGTTGGCACAAGGCCAATTTGCCGCTGCCATCTATGGGCGCGTGCGTAATCAGAAAGCAAATGAATAAATCGTACGGGCGATCTTTGTGATCGCCCATGTTAATCATGGCACAAGGGACGAATACAAGATTCGCCCCTACACCGCCATCCAAAATAACAAATAACCCATGCCAGCATTTGAATTCAAATTATTACCGCCAGCAGATGCAATCGAATTCTTCCGCCAGAAAGGCTACCTCATTTCCTTTAGTTGGGAAGATGTGTGGCAGCAAGAACATCAAGCTGCATTTACCGTAGCCAAGGCCATGCAGATCGATATTCTGCGCGATATTCGCGAAGCTGTCGATAATGCTCTGGCAGAAGGTACAACCTTCGAGCAATTCCGCAAAGAACTGGCTCCACTGCTGCTGCAGAAAGGTTGGTGGGGCCGAGCTGATATGACTGACCCGATCACTAATGATGTAAAGAACGTGCAATTGGGCAGCATGCGCCGCCTTAAGGTTATTTATGACACCAATCTACGCACCGCCCATAGTGAAGGACAATGGCAACGTATTCAAAGAAATAAAGATTCGTTTCCCTATTTAAAGTACGACGCCAAAAACTCTGAGCACCCTCGCCTGGAGCACTCTGCCTGGGATGGATTGGTGTTACCTGTCGATGATGCCTTCTGGCAAGCACATTATCCGGTCAAGGCATGGGGCTGTAAATGTGGCGTAATGCAACTGGATGAAGACACGCTAAATGAACTGGGATTGAAACCTTCCGAACCACCGCAAGAAAAAACCTACACTTATATCAACAAGCGCACCGGGGAAGTGCAGCGCATACCGAAGGGCGTTGATCCTAGTTTCAATTATCCGCCAGGAGGTCGTTTGGCAAATTTACAAAAAATGCTGGCTGACAAGATCAATCGCCTGCCGGATGATTTAAAAGCTGCGGCAAATGAGCAAATCAAAAAAACGGGGATTCAAGCGGTTTTCTCTGTTACTGGCTACTATGCCCTTACTTAAAAATTTTACCCGCGTTAACTATCCGTTAAATCACGTCTAATTGCTGTTCATGTATAGAGGTTTCAGCTTGATTTGGCAATTGCCAAGCTAAAATTCATCTCATCCAATGTGATGGTTTTGGTTGATGAGCTCGGATGCCACAGATGAACCTTATCTGAGCGTAGATGGACATGCGTTGCATAGGTAATGTGAACACCGATCCGACCCACGAAGTAGAACCATTGAGCGCTTACCAAACCGCCGTTCACAGTCATCGTTTGTATGGGCGTGACGAAGGCGCGATTTTGAAACCTCCTTCCCTTGATTGCAAGAAATGACAAGTAAATATTCGGATGAGCTGCTGATTTAAGTATTGCATTCGCAAGCGACTCAGTTTCAATTGGGACTTCAGCATCCAGAATGAGGCAGCCCGTGAGTTTGACGAAATACAAGTGAATGCCTAGAAGGCCACGCCGCAGCCCATTCTGGAACGCATGAACAGGACGAATCACCTCACCCGGCTGAATCGGATTGGAGCGATTGCGAAGGTATGAGACAAAAGTTTCCCAGCTCTTGTCGTATAGCTGCGTGCGAGCATTGTTGCAGTGGGCACACAAGCGAGTCCGAAATTTAAGCTTTGGGGAGCTCACACCTTGAATGAGCTCATGCGGGCAGGTGTTTATCCTTCGGTAGATCGGCGTCTTCGTCGTTGTATGGCCGAACAAGTATCGCAGATCGGAAGCTTTAATCATGTGCTCCCCAGTTTCGGCAGGGTCGCCGCAGATCCAGCAGTTCATGGCTAATTTAACATAGCGTTACAGATTAGGCCACAGTGGATAATAGTGGATAGACCACGGTTTCTAACTAAGTTTTGTTAATTCTGGAAACAATCATGGTTTGTCCCCTATTATCGTAAGAGTTTTGCAACAACGTCCACCTCTGAAGCGGCCGCGAAAAGCAGAGGCCGAGTTCGACGGAGAATACTGAGAAGTTAGCGTCGCAGAACTCAGTGTAACACGACACGACATCTATATCTCTTTCAAGTGCAAGAATGGTATGGCTGCGATTTCCACAAGTCTTTACCTGCTTTGTAATTCAATGGGTTAGGCCCACAGGCGCGATGATTTAGGCACATTCACGCGTAGCGCCGAGTTAGGCGCTGATGTGTTGCTTCTGTCTAGATTCTGTTATTGAATTTGCGATAAACGCTATTAAGTGTCCACCTTCACCAGAAAAACAAACTCTTGCATTGCTATCTGTAAAAAGACATATTTCCCATTCACCAAAAAATTCATTATAAGATGAATATGGCCCGGCCTCAAGTTGCTCTTCGAGTATTTCTAGTTTCGGTTTCTCAAATATAAATCTTAGTGCTACTTTATCTTCAGCTGGAAGGTGTAGCTCGGTTGGCATACTAAGATAGATTTTCCAGTTTGTTGCTCCGGTAAGTACCCACTCGTAATCTCCGTAAAATTCATAACCATATTTATCATCCTCTTGAATCGCTTTCCCATGAATTTTGCCCTTCTCTGAGTCACCTAACACCTCTTTATCAATTTTGCAGGGTAAAATAATTCGATAATGCAGTTTCGCAATCCATTCTCCAAATGCACTTCCAAGTTGTTGTAGCGATCCTTCGATTTTAGTCCTTGAAAACCATACAGATGTACGCGTTTGATTAGATATAATCAATTCCATACCGAATTGATTGTTACTTTCTGTGGTTAGTCTTTTTACGCTCTCAATTTTTATGCCCGCTGTGGAAACTTGATTTGTTTCCGCTACAAAATTTCTAAGAATCCTAAATGTTAAATCATCTGCATTCTTAGGCTTCGCAACATTCTTATGTCCTTTATCTGGAATCATCTCGACGTCTGGGTTTCCCCAGTAGGATCTGGCGCTTAATGGATCTACACAACGGTCCTGTCCTGCAACGACATATTTTATGATTAACAGATTATTTAAATTATGCCGAAACCAATCCGCATTTAAATTACGAATAAGATCCGAGTCTTTGCAAAGTTGTTTTAAATGATAATGTTTCCAAGGAAAATAATCTGCAATAGATGCTAACCCGGCTCCGTTATTTGGTACGGCATATAACAGAAGCTTCTTTACAACCAATTGCCTATTATTAGTTACTTCGTCGATTAAATACTTCTGCGCAATAAGACCTCCAAGACTATGACATACTAAAACTATAGATTCGTAGCTCGAGAGCTTGTGATTAATTAGAGTTCGAAGTCCCTCAGCCAAATCTTGAATTTTAAGCATCTTTTTCAGGAAAGGCAGTCCAAACAATGAAGTTGGGTAATCATAGAATGCCAACTCATAATGACTAGATAATTGGTTATCCGCCTTGACTAGTTCAGGAAAATTGTCCCACGCTTCTTCTCCGGAACTTCCCAGGCCATGTATGAAGAGTATCAAATTTTTCTTCATTGAAATCACCAAAGAAAGACATATGAAAATATAGATCACGATTTTTGAGATAAGTTGCGTGGTGAACTCAAGCTCAAATATTACAGTTATCATACCGAGCAATCTTATTTTGCAGAAGGATCGAGTCAGACCACGAAGTATCAATTTGACTGACTTGACAATAGAATGCTAATCTGATTTTTGTTAATTCTCTGTTCTAAGGAGGAAACGCTACCTCCTTAATCCTTCTCAATGCTGCCAGTACCATGGCGGCATGAATCGTAAACAACCCCAGAAAACCAACCCATCCTTAGGCATTGCCACATGTGCCTTTGCGGTAACCCCAGCCAAGGAAGTGCAGTTATTACCTGCCGGGCAATTCCGCACAATCGACGGTCGCCCTTTCGATGCACCGCACTGGTCTATCGATGCCACGTTGGCAGCCAGCATCATTGCCGAGTTTGAAAGCCGCATAAACCGCACGGTGGTGGATTATGAGCACCAAACACTGCTCTCCGCACAAAACGGCCAACCTGCCCCGGCCGCAGGGTGGTTCGGCAAGCTGGAATGGAGGGAGTCTGGTTTATTCGCTGTCGATGTCGAATGGACCGAACGTGCCAGCCAGATGATCGAAGCTGGCGAGTACCGCTACATTTCCCCTGTTTTTACTTACGACAAGAAGACCGGCGCAATCAAACGCTTGCTGAATGCAGCACTGACCAACAATCCTGCGCTGGACGGCATGGACGCCGTCGCAGCATCTCAATTTTTATCTATTGGAGGAGAAGACATGCAACTAGAACAGCTACTGGGTGCACTACGCAAACTCACGGGACAGAATGAAACTGCGGATGCTGACTCGGTGCTGGCCAGCCTGACCACTCTGCTCAGCTCAAAAGATGACGCCATCGCCGCTCTCAGAACCGCTGCCGATCATCCTGATCCGGCCAAATTCGTATCGATTGAGGTGATGAAATCGTTGCAGAACGAAGTAACAACCCTTAAAGCAGAACAGATCGAGCGCGAGGTAGATGACGTGGTGGAAGTAGCATTGTCCGAGGGAAAACTGCTGCCAGCCCAGGAAGACTGGGCGCGCAAACTAGGTAAAGAAAGCCTGGAGTCACTCAAGCAATACCTTGCAGCCGCGCAACCGATTGCGGCTTTAACCAAAACCCAGACGGGAGGGAAAGCACCCGATAGCGGGGAGCTCGATCTGAATGACGCCAACGCGATCGCTGCGGCTGCTAATAAGTATGTATCTGAACAAGCAGCGCTGGGGATAACCGTCACCGCCTCCCAGGCAGTCGCCTACGTTACCAAGTAACCCAGCAAATCGGATTCATTAAACAGGAGAAAAAATGGCTAACACGCTATTGAACAAGAATTACACCGCTGGTGGCGCGATTAACCCCTACCGCATTGTCAAGCCTGGTTCTAACGATGGCGAGGTGGTGCAGGCTGCTGCCGCGACAGATTCTCTAATGGGTGTTTGCGAGTCGGTTGGGCCAGCTTCAGGTGAGCGCTGCGACATCGTCAAATCAGGCATTGCCGATCTGGAATTTGCTGGTGTAGTGACTCGTGGCGGCCCGGTGACATCTGATGCGGATGGCAAAGGCGTAGCTGCAGCCCCTGCGGCGGGAGCCAATGTGCGCATTATCGGCTTTGCCGAGGTCACGACAGCACCTGGTGATATTGCGCCGGTGCTGATTGCGCCCGGCACCATGCAAGGCTAAGTGGGCTCAGGCGGCTATACAAACTGATAAACGGATTTTCAATAAATTACAGGAGATGCAGATGTTCAAGCTGTTCAATATTCGATGGATAATCGCTTTAATGGTGGCATTAGTTTTCAGCACAACGGTGCTGGCTGACTATGTTCCGGCCGACATGAGTTTGGGTATTGCCGCCATAGGCGCAATCCGGCCATTCCCGATCGACCCCAAGCTCACCGCCATTGCAATAGCTTACCGTAATCCCGATATTGCTCTGATTGCCGATGAGGTTCTGCCGCGCACGCCGGTGGCGCAAGAGTTCAAATATCTCAAATACGATCTGGCGCAAGGTTTCACTGTGCCGGATACCCGCGTGGGCCGCAAGAGCACGCCCAATGAGGTGGATTTCAACGCAACCGAGATCACCGACAAGGTCATCGATTACGGTCTGGATGATCTGGTACCAAATGAAGACATCGAGGCCGACAATCAGGGTGTCAATCCACTGGGCACAGCCACCATGTACCTGACCAATCTGGTCAACCTGGCGCGCGAGCTGCGTGCCGCTTCGCTGGTATTCAATACCAACAGCTACGCAGCAGGCAACCAGACGACACTCTCCGGCACCAGTCAATGGTCTGATGCCGCGAACTCAGATCCAGTGGCAGTGATCAGTGATGCGCTCGATATTCCGGTGATACGCCCGAACATCGGCATCCTGGGGCAAGCGACCTGGACCAAACTGCGCCGCCATCCCAAGATCGTGCAGGCCATCAAAAACACCGACCAGGGTGCTGGCATGGTATCGCGCCAGGAATTTGCCGATTTCTTCGAGCTGCAGGCGCTTTATGTCGGAGCCGGTTTTGCCAATAGCGCAAAGAAAGGCCAGACCGCCAGCCTGGCGCGGGTATGGGGCAAGCATGCCTCCTTTATTTACCGCGACCGGGCAGCAGGCCCGCAGGCTGGTGTTACTTTCGGCTTCACTGGCGAATGGGGCAACAAGATTGCCGGGAACATCGATGAACCCAAAGTGGGATTGACTGGCTCTCAACGCGTGCGTGTGGGCGAGCGGGTTAAAGAGCTAATTTGCGCGACAGACTTGGGGTATTTCTTCCAGAACGCGGTTAATTAAGAATCAGTCAGGCCAATGCCGATAACCCCTGCCTGGAAGTTAGCCGGGCAGGATTTAGCTGAGGATCAAAATGAGCAGGAAAAATTACACCATTAAAACGCCAGTCAATCATGACCAGGTTGACTATGACCCTGGCAGCCACATCGAGCTGGATGAAACTCACGCCAAGCCATTAATAGCAATTGGCGCGATCGAAGCCGTTGAAGAGAACACAGAATCAAATAAAGCCAACAAGAAAAAATGACTTACGCTACCGCTACTCACCTGCTCGACCAGTTCGGCGCGGAAGAAATCGCGCAACGGGCTGACCGCGGCACGCCCCGCCTGGTGACTGCTGGTATGTTGCAGACTGCTGCCGAGAACGGTGATTTGAACGGATACACCCAAGCAGAACAGGATGCCACCTTCGCAGCGCTCGCGGTGGTCAACAACCGGCTGCTGGATGCGGATAGCGTGATCAATGGTTATCTAGCGACACGTTACACCTTGCCGCTTTCCACGGTACCAAGAATGGTGATGTTGATTGCCTGCAATCTGGTGCGCCATGCATTGTATGACGACCAGGCACCTGAACTCATCCAGGAACGATACAGGCTAGCGATCCGCCAACTGGAATCGCTGGCCAAAGGTCAAGTGAATATTGGCGTGGATATATCCGGCAACAAGCCGACGGTCAATGATGCCGCACAAATGTCTGCAACCCAGCCGGTCTTCAAGCGCGATGAGGGAGGGTTCATCTGATGACCACTCAATCTTTCGAGGTCGATTATGAGGATGCGCGCATCCGGGCAAGCTTGCAACGGCTAATGGCGCTGGGGCGTGATCAATCCAGGGTGATGAAGGATATCGCCAACAAGCTCGAACAAAGCACCCGGCAGCGCTTCATCAGCCAGACCAGCCCAGACGGAATACGCTGGAAACCCAGCTTGCGCGCGAAACTTACCGGCAAGCGCACCTTGATTCTGGATCGCCATCTGCTTGATTCGGTAGCACATGACTCAGGGCGCAATTTTGCGCAGGTAAGCGTGAACCGCGTTTATGCCGCCATCCACCAGTTCGGTGGCGTTATCAAAGCAAAAAACGGCAAAGGCTTACGCTTCAGGCTGGCCAATGGAGATTTTGTCATTCATAAATCGGTCACCATCCCGGCACGGCCTTACATGGGTATCAGTACACAGGATGAAAACTGGATTTTGAAGCGCATCGAACGCGCCATTAATGAGGCTGCCAATGCTCGCTGAACTCGAAAACGATCTGATCACGCACATCAAAGCATCCTCTTTAGGAGCAAAACTGCGTGATGTGGCAGGATTGCCAGATTTAACTGGCGAGAGCCTGATCAAACGCTTTGCCACGGATGCACCCGCAGTCTATGTCGCCCCGGCTGCGTTCCAGATCGAAAGCCGCAGCGCCAAAGTGCATTTTGGCATTGCATGCGTGGCACGCAACAGCCGTGGCCAGACAGCTAGCCGTAAGGGCGAAGCCATTGGCCCGGTCGGGCTGTATGAAATGCTGGAATCCATTGCCGCGCTGTTTGATGAAGCGCAGATCAACAAAAGCATCTGGAAAGCGACCGCTGTCGATTTCATGAATGACGAGCTGCTCTACAAGGCAGGCTTGACCGCAGGTGTGGTGCAGGTCGAGACCCGCGTCAAGCAGTTTACTCTTTAAACCAGGAGGAAATATGGCAAAACAGAACAACCCGGTAACCGTTGATTCTACGGCACCGGAAATACCGCAAAACAAACAGATCACCATCGAATTGCTCAAGCCGCATACCCATGCCGGGCGTGATTATCCAGCAGGCGCACGGCTGACCCTGGATATTGACAGCGCACGCTGGCTGATCAGCATCGGCACAGCTGAAGAATTTCTCTAATTTCAGGAGCTCTCCCCTATGTATTTCTCAGGACAAGGAAAAGTATTCATCGCCAGCCGCGCAGCGGATGGATTTCCGGCAGCGATGCGTTTTGTCGGCAACGTGCCGGATCTCAAGATCAATCTGGAAACAGAAAAGCTTGAACACAAGGAATCCTCCAGCGGCCAGCGCTTAACCGACCTCTCACTGATCACCGCCAAGAAAACCAGCGTGGAATTTTCCCTGGAGGAATTGTCCACTGACAACCTCGCATTGGCGCTCTATGGCACCAAATCCACTATTGCTGGCAGCACGGTCACGGCTGAAGCATTGGCCAATCCCTTAGCAGCGGGCGATTATGCCCGGCTGAAAAATGGCAAGGTGTCATCGGTAGTAGTCAAGGATAGTACAGGCACTCCTGCCACACTGGTGGCCGGTACTGATTATGAAATATCCAGCGCCGATCATGGCACGCTCAAGATTCTCAATATCGGCACTTATGTACAGCCATTCAAGGCAGATTACAGCTATAGCGCGCAAGTCAATGTCGGCCTGTTCCAGGCAGCCGCACCCGACCGCTGGTTGCGTTTCGAGGGGTTGAATACCGCCGATTCGCTCAAGCCAGTATTGATTGAACTCTACAAAGTAACACTCGATCCGCTGAATGAGCTTGTACTGATTAGCGATGATGTGACCAAGCTCGCCCTATCCGGCGCTGCCCTGTTCGACGACACCAAGGTGGGCGATGCCATCCTGGGTCAGTTTGGGCGTGTGGTCGATCTGTCTTAATTGGTAAAAACGAACAATAAAACAAATGGAAAACACAGAACACAACAACGAACTGGCCGTTTTAACGCCAACCGGCGTGCTGGTAACGGCAGGCGGAGAAATGATTGCCATTACCCCCATCAAGGTAAAAGAGCTGAATGCCTTTCTTACCGCGATTCAGCCCGTGCTTGGCGATCTGATTAAGCAAGAGATCGATATCATGGCCCTGGTGCTCAAGTCGCCGGAAGCTGTGATCAAGGCAACCGCCATCGGCTGCAGAAAATCAGTCGAGTGGATCAATGAACTGAACATTGACGAACTGGCCAAGCTGGCATTGGCAGTCATCGAGGTAAACACTGATTTTTTCGTGCAGAAGGTTCTGCCAGCCGTGCAAACCGGCATGCAGAATCTGGCCGCGAAACTGGATGGGCAGAACTTGACCTCCTCTTTAGGCAAGCAGGAGCCGGTTCAGTTCTAGACATGACGCTGGCCCAAGTCAGGATTTACTCGAAAGCAATCCAGCAAATGGAAGCTGACCGCCTCAAAGCACAGGCCATCGCAGTACGTGCAGCGCTAGCCGATGAGAAAAGCTTTAAAAAATGGTTTAACTCGTTTTAGCCATGGCGAACAAAGAACTCAAAATCAGGATCAGCGCCAGTGACCATGCCTCGGCTGTCATTGGCAAGATCCGTGATGAATTCGACCGGCTGTCCAATTCGAACGTCGGCAAGAAGATCAAAGGAGACCTGAATGGTCTATCAACCAGTATTGATAGTTTTCGCTCAAGATTTTCTGGTTTACTCGGTGGGCTCAGCGCGGCTATTTCCATCCCGGTCTTTACGCAACTGGCTGAGTCCTACAAAGAAATCAACGCGCAGCTTAAGATCGCTGCTGAGAGTCAGGATGATTTCAACCAGTCGCAACGGGAAACAAAAGCTATTGCGCTGGAAACCGGTCAATCGCTTGAGTCGATCGCCGGGCTATACACCAAGTTAAGAATCAATGCAGGGCTAGCTTCGGAAGAGTCCGCCAAACTGACCAATATTATCGCCAAGGTAACACAGATCGGGTCCAAGGGGCCGGGTGTTGATGCTGCCATCTTCCAATTACAGCAAGGGCTGGCATCTGGTACTTTACGTGGAGAAGAGCTTAACTCCGTGATGGAGCAAACCCCTATGCTTGCCAAATCGATTGCGGACGGTCTTGGTATCAATATCGCCCAGATGCGCAAGATGGCGGAAGAAGGCAAGCTGACTACTCAGGTGGTACGTGATGCGCTGTTCAAGATGGAAGCGGATATTAACAGCCAGTTTGCCAGGCTTCCTTTGACCACCCGTGTCGCTTTCCAGAATATCAAAACGCAAGCGATTCTCACGCTCGGCAAGCTGGATGAACGGTTTGGCATTACCGAAGGATTCGCCAACACCTTGCAGGCTGTTGCCAACAATATGCAGACAGTCATCGCCTTGATATCAGGTGGTGTGATTGCTTTAATAACCATTTTCCTTTCCTCAAGCAAAGGCGCACTAACGCTGTCCACATCGGTTGCTGCTATCCTGATGGCATTGAAAGCGCTGCTCTCGCCGATCGGGCTGGTAGCCGCAGCATTGGGAGGATTAACCGCTTTCATTGTTGCGAACATCGACAAGACGGTCGAATTTGAGAGTCAAACCACCACCGTTGGCGCGGTGGTGTCGGCCACCTGGCGCACCATCAAGGATACGGTAGCGGATGCGTTGCGCGCCATTTCGCAGGCTGTAGGCGTATCCGGGCAGGAGCTGAACACCACCTTCCGCAGCCTTGGCAATGTCGCAGGCGGGATGTTTAACGCGTTGCTCGAGGTAATTAACGCGTTTGTCACCAGCGTGTTTACCGGTCTGCGGCTGATTGGGCGCGCAGCTGGCATTACCGCAGCGAGCCTCTATCAGCAGTTCAGGGCGGCTATCACCAACACACGCGCGCTGTTTAACGCCTTGGCTGAGGATGTGGCGGACGCTTTCAGCGGCAAGGATTTTGCCTTTGACAAAGTGGGCAACGCCCTCTCCAAAGGGTTATCCGATGCCAGCGTGGAAGCAGGCAATTTAAAAAACGCGCTCATTGAAGCTTACGAGGTTGAGGCTAAATTCGCCGAAGATGGCGGCGTACTGAGCGCGCTTAAAAAAGGCATTGCCGGACGATTTAATCAAGCCAAGGCAGCTGAAGATGAATTCAAGAAACGCAACCCGAACACGGGTGCTTCCCCCACGGCACCCGGCAAGGAAGAACTGAAAACGGCCAGGGAACTGGCGCAAGCCAGGCAAGACCTGGAAGACGCACTTTTCAAGCAAACCAGGCGTCTGGCTGATGATCAGGCACAGCGCGAGATTGAAACAGCTAAGGAGCTATTCCAATTCAAGGCGATTAGCGCTGAGGAATACTACCGGCGGCTAGATAGGCTTCAGACTGAGCTGATTAACCGTGAGGTTGCCGAGCTGGAGCGGCAGAAAGCAATCCGGCAGGCAACCATCGATGATCCACGCAGCAGTGAAGCAGACCGGCTGAAAGCGATTGCCGAAATCACCGAACTCACCACCAGCCAGGCCATTGCCGAACGTGAACTGAATGCGCAAAGATCGAAAGTAGTCAATGAAATCGCAGCACTAGAAGCAACCCGGCTCAAGAGCCAGCAGGAATTTATCGGTGAGCTTAAGCGCGAGGCGTTCTTGTCGGGCTTGTCGAAAGATCAGCGCGAGACCGCCCTGCTGATGATGGAAGCGCAGAAACGCGGCATCCAGGATATTAACGGGCTGCTGCAAATACAAGGCAAAATTCAGGCTAACAATCAGGCCAGACAGCGCGCTGAAGAAATCCTGCGCCAGCAGAACCAGATTTTTGACCATGTGCAAAGAGGGGTACAGCAAGCTTTTGCTGACGGGCTTTACCGGGTAGCCAAAGGTGAAGGCGGCATCAATGAAATCCTTGCTGCCATCGGCGATTCAGTGTTGCGCGCATTATCGAACTCACTTGCGGGCGGGTTTACCGATATATTCTTCAATCTGTTCGCGCGCGCCGAAAAAGATGGCCAATCCGCCCCAGCCGGGATATTCAGCGGATTATTCAGCAGTCTATCAGAAAGTTTGAACGGCTTGCTGGGCTCACTGAAGAATGGGCTGTCAGGCATTTTCTCATCGTTTAAAGGATTGTTCTCTGGCGGCGGGAGGGGTATCGGTGGTTTTTTCAGCAGTTTGTTCAGTGCGTTTTCTGGCAAAGGTTTTGCTGATGGCGGCTATACCGGAGAAGGTGGCAAGTATCAACCGGCCGGGGTGGTACATGCCGGTGAGTATGTGTTCTCGGCGGCATCCGTGCGCCGTCTGGGATTGACGGCACTCGATAACCTGCACCGTCTGTCCAAAGGTGCGCCAGTACCCATTGGCCCACGTCTGGGCTATGCCGAAGGCGGTCTGGCTGAACTGCCAACCCTGTCTCCTGCGGCAGCGCCCACGGTCAACCAATCGGTGCGCATCGTCAATAGTATTGACCCGCGCATCACCAAGGATTTTCTGGCATCGAGTGAGGGGGAGAAAGTGATCCTGAATATCATTTCCCGAAATACAGCCGCTTTGAAACAGGTGCTGGCATGACAGTAGAGATCGGCACAGCAGCCAACGCGTTTGATCTTTTCGAAAAACTGCGTACATTTTTAACGGTGACGTTGCCGGTCAACGAGCGCTGGCAAGAGCTGTATCACAACTCAGATTACTCCTTGATGGTCGGTGTGTTTGCTTCAAGCGGCAGCATTACTTTAGCCAACAATCCATTTAATGCAGCAGCAAGCTCATGGTCAGGGTCGACCAACGCGCAACCTTGGACTATCGGCATCCAGTTTGACCAGCCGGTGTACCTGAGCGCAGCCGACATCACCGCCTTGACTAATAACGCACAACCGGCAGTGATCAATTTCCAATACAGTGATGATGGCCTGAATTGGACGACTCAGGACAGCTTCAGCGGCATGACTGCGCTTGATTGGTCATCAGTGGCTGGTATCAAGCACTTTAATCTGACTGGCACCAGCGCGAACAAGCACAAATACTGGCGCTTGCATATTCCCGACAGCACCAGCACTGGCACGAAATCGATTACGCTCCATAAAATCGTACTGTGGCAAGATTCAAACCCGCTTAACGTTCGGCTCAGAAAGCGCTTGTCCCTGAAAGGACCTGGCGGCGGATCAGATGAAATATTCGTCAACCTGGAGACTGATTACAGTGTCTCCGGCGATTGGTACAACTGGCGGCTGTATGGTGCGACCGGATTTATTGCAGGCAATGTGCTCGATTTTAGCACCCAGCCGGGAGCGAGCCTACCAATTGGTTTATCGCTCTGGCAAGCCAGCATCCCCTACTGGTTTATAGTCAATGGGCGGCGCTTCATGGTCATTGCCAAGATCAATACTACCTATCATGCGCTCTATGCAGGCTTCATCCTACCCTATGCCACCCCGAGCCAGTATCCCTATCCATTGATGATTGGCGGCAGCAATGCCATGGGATCACTCACCGATGCCAGATTGCGCTGGTCCAGCACCAATGATGACTGCCGTAATTTCTACGACCCGGGGGGCATTAGCTCCGACATGACCAGCCTTACCAGCGTCGCCACTCTCTACCTGCGTTTTGCAGATGGTTCATGGTATCCATTTAAAAATTGGTATACATCAAGTTCGCCTGAGGCATCAGCCGGAAATGGCCGCAATGTCTGGCCTTGGGGGCCGGATAGTGCGCATAGTACGGCTTACAAGAATATCGTCACTGCGATCGATGGCAGTTATGTGCTGTTCCCGTGCATCATGCACGTGGATGGCGCTAACCCCTCACCCAACATCCTGGGCGAGATCCATGGGGTATTTGCCGTCACCGGATTTGGTAACGCAGCAGAAAACACCACCACCATCAATGGTGTGACTTATCTGATCATCCCCAACGTGTTCCGCACCGCCAAGGAACGCTGGGCGGCGATCGCTTTGGAGTAACCAGCATGGCTTATGAGACGGGAATTGCCACCTCGCTATTCGATCTGCTGGACAAAATCCGGCTGTTCGCCATCGCACAGGGCTTCACGCAGAATGAATTTACGGTGGTGGACAGCACCACCAAGCGGTTGTATATGCAAAAGAACACCGCCAATGGCGGCGGACTCACCTTTTACCTCGGCATCGAGGCTTTTGTTAGTTCAGGTGCTACTTCGACAGAATTACGCATCAGGGGAGCGACTGGCTATACCTCTGGTGCAGCGCTCAGCTCACAGCCGGGTGCACCCTCTATTAGTGCGGTCATAAACCGTGTCGGAAACGG